GGATGACTTTATAGGAACTTTCAAAGCGCCTTCAGAGGGTGCAATTGATAAAGACGGTATCAAGTTCAATAAGTTGATTAATGAAATTAAATTTCATGTTAACAAGGATACTGCTTTTGAACCAGTTGATATTCCGAATAAAAAGGGATTGATTGAGTGGGATAAATTAGATACTGACTTAACTGTAGTATCTGATAAATCATTACGCGCTTTAGCTTTTGATAAAGAAAGTGAATTAAGAAGATTGCATAATGAAGCCTTTAGAATGGGTGTACGTGATTATGCGTTGAGAAAAATTGCTCCAAAAGCGAATACTGCAGGAACTCCAATTTTAAGAACAACTGGAGAAGATGATGGTACTGGTAGAAAAAAATTGAAGTATTCTGATATGATTAAATATTACAGCGTGCTTGAAGGTTTAAACCTTACAGATTGGGCTCAAGCCTTTATGATTCTTTGCGCTGAACACCGTCAAGATTTGATCGAAGACAGAGGAAACACTAATAATATTCGTGATATTGAAATCGACAAGAATACTGGAGAATTGAAAAGATTTTTTAAACTAAAATTCTTTGAAAACAATAGTTCTGTAAAATTTACAGCTGGCGATACTCCTGTTTCTCAAGGTGCTGTTTCTCAAACAACACATAGAAATGGTTCCTTATTCTATTACGCTCCAAATATCGTTCATCACATCGAAGCGGTAAAAGTGCTTTACAAACCGATGATTCAAGATACTAGAAATCCTGACCCACAATCTGAAATACGTTTGCATTGCTATGGTCTTACAGATAAAAAGCAGGAATATGCTGTGGGTGCTTTAGTTTCTGGTATCGTTGTTTAAATTTTTATGTAAGTAAGATGATAGATAAAACTACATTGAAGCAAGAAGCTGATAAGCTTTTTGCTTCTACATCCTACGAAGTGTTGTGGGGAAGTCCAGCAGGTGAATTTTTTACGTGTGAAAAAATTGGAAGTAAGGCTCTAAAGAAAGGTGAAAAACTGATCAAGTTTGAAAAAGCTCCAGAAGCAACTCCAGAAGGCAAAAAAGAAAAAACGCTAAATCAAGGCGAAACCATAGCAGCTATTTTGAAAGTAGAAACTATTGAAGGTTTGGCAATGTATGAAGCAGACGAGCGTAAAGGTGTTAAAGCTGCATACGATGATCAACTCGCCAAGTTAACAGCAGAAATCAAGGTAAATCTTGATAACAAAGGCGAAGGTACTGGAAACGGAAACGAAGATACCGGAGACCAAAAGTAAATTTAAACCCTATTTAAACAATGGCAAACTTAGATGCTGTAAAAATAAAAAAAGGCAAAGTAGGCGCTAATAAACTAGACAATGATAGAAGTGTTTCTGCTATCATTGTTAGTTCGCCTATCATCGCTGATTTGGCGCATAAAGTGTCGGTAAAACTATACGGGTTATTTGATGCTGAGCAATATGGTATTACAGAGGCATTTGATAAAGAAAACAATGTCAATGTTTATCGCCATGTTAGAGAATTCTATAGAAAGGCAGGCGAAGGAACTGAATTGAATTTCATGATTGTTCCGCAAACTGAAACATTAGTTACAATTTGTCAAGATGCTTCAGGTGACATGATCAAAAGACTGTTAATAGATTCAGACTTTAAAGTTCGTCAGTTAGCTGTTGCCTTGAATCCTACTGTTGCGGGTGTTCCTGTTGATGGTTTAGTTCCTGATGTACTTAGTGCTATACCAATAGCACAAGGCATAGCAGAATGGGCTTATAACCAGTTTATGCCTACTCATATCTTTTTAGAAGGTTATCAATTAGGTGGTTTATCATCTGTTGTTCCAGACTTGAGAGATATCGAAAATGTTGAAGCAACAAAGGTAACGCTCGTTATTGGTCAAGATTGGCAATACGCTAAGACAAAAAGTGGAATTGCTCAAAAATTTGCCGATGTAGGAACTGTTTTAGGTGTGTGCTCAGCAGCTGCAATTAATCAAAACATTGGCGACAATGAAGCCTTTAACTTAATGGATTCCACAAAATCTGCTTGGATGGTACCAGGATTGTCTAACCATCAAACCAATAAAGAAGTATTTGCACAATTACAAACCTTTGAAGACAAAGGTTATGTTTTTGGATTGGCTTACTCAGGACTTGCAGGAATCAGAATTAATGGAGATCATGTATGCGCTCCTGTAGTGATTGATAGTGAGGGCAACATGAATGAGCATACTATTGCTTACGGTCGTGTAATGGATGATTGTGCTAGACAGTTAAGAACCGCTTATTTGCCAAAGGTAAAAAAGACCTATCCAGTAAATGAAGCAGGTAAGTTACCAACTGGTGTAATTGTCAGTTTAGAAGGTATTGGCGACCGTATTTTTACTGATATGGAAAACGCTAGTGAAATATCTGCAGGTAAAACAACAGTTGATCCTGATAGTGATTTGTTGATTGCTAAAGAATTGAAGGTGTCATTTAATGTGCAGCCTACTGGAGTTTTAGGATTTTTAAACGGAACTATTAACCTTAAATCATCAATTAATGGCTAAAATAACTCGTAACGGCAAAGCCTATGATAGTGCCGATGTAGAATGTTTTATGAATGGAGTTCCTATTGATATCGCCTCAGCTACCTATGGTAACGAGCAAGAACATCAATTGAATTACACAATGAGTAATGAGCCTTCTTCATGGAGCCGTGGAAAAAAAACACCTTCTTGCACCATCGGAATTATGATGCATGACATCGTACCGTTAGAAATGGCAGCTAAAGGTGGAAGTATTTTGAATATTGCTCCTTTTGAAATCATATTCACATTTACTAATGAATTCAATATCATAGTTACTGATCGTGTTTTGGCTAAGTTCCAAAATGAAGGTCGTGATGTAACTGGAGATATGGGTCTTAAAAAAGAGTATAACATGTTTGCTTTGAAAGTAGACTTGAACATTTATCAATCATAATTTCTACTACATTTTTCATTTTTCACTCAAGCCCTCTTACGGGAGGGCTTTTTAAATCAACTTTAAACATTCCATATAATGGCAAAAATAGAATTAACCCAAGAACAAATTGAAAAGGCTGGCGGTAAAGAACAATTAAGACGTGTTGAACTTCCATTAGATGATGATGGTAATGATAGCTTAGAAGTTATCGTTTGTGTCCCAGATCGTAGAACAATGGGGCAATATTTAAAATATCAAAATAACAACCCAGCAAAAGCTCAAGAGATTTTGGTAAAAAACTGCTTACTGACAGAAAAAGACCAAGTACTGAATGATGATGCATTGTTTTTTACCTGCGTAACTGCATTGGCTGAGTTAATCCCAATTCGAGAGAATCGCATAAAAAAGTATTAGACGATTGTCCGGGATTGATTAATGATGACGAACACGACATGATTTTTAAGATAGATGCAATGATTAGCCACGTATTGCATATACCATTCCCGGAACAATTGGATGATGATATTTGGTCTCAAAAATGGGCTCAAGTAAAGTGGCTAGTAGATAAAGGTATTATAGCTCCAAAAACCTAATCATAATGAGTAACGCATATAAGAAAGTTTTTGATGATGTTGCGGCTTTTCCTAAAAACATCACTATTGATTTAGCAGCTCGATATGGCGCTGCCTTCGGGATGATGGCAGCGGGCAAAGCGATTGATAAGGTTTTTATTGAGAAAAAGGAAAACAAGGATTATAATTTCAAAATCTATCCTTTGGCTCAAGATGATTTGGAATACAATCAATTTCAAATCCCAGGATTAGACCCTTTGACATTTAATTCAATATTGGCAGTAAATGGGGATACGATTTTTGCACCTCCTTTATTGATGGGTTTTGACCAAGAAAAATCCCTAATCGAAACCGAGGTCAATGATGATGACCCAATAATAGTCGAGCGATGGGGGACAAAGCCTTGGAATATCACTATAAACGGCTTGTTGATTGATGTAGAAAACAGGATTTACCCAAGTGATAAAATTAGACAATTAAATAAGAACTGGAAATATAACGGTATTGTTAAAGTAATTGGAAAGCAATTTGAAGAAAGGGATATTGATAGTGTTTATTTCCGTTCCATCAGTTTTACGTCTGTAGAAGGCTATCAGGACACAGTACAATTTTCAATAAATGCAAGTTCAATAAAAGCTGTGAATTTCACTCTTTTGAAACCAAATAGTTAATGAATTATCTGTATTATAACATCAGTTTGAGAATTACGATTGCTGATAAATTACAGTTTACCGTTTGCCAGTCTATTCACATTGAATCCAGCGTACAAGTGCTGGCCAATAATGCTAAACTGGAATTGCCCAGGGAATTTAGAAATGCAGTTGACAAAGTGGGTAAATCCATAAACATTTCTGGTAAATCTATTTTAGATTTTATGAAACGTGGCGATGCCATTAAAATTGAGTTGGGTTATGATGGAAAGCTTGACACGGAATTTGAAGGTTATATTACAAAAATTGGAGCAGAAACTCCTTTGGTTTTAGAATGCGAGGATGAAATGTTTCAACTCAGGAAAGCTCCTCGAGTAACAAAGTTTATCAAGTCCGGGAAGTTGATTGACATTTTGAAAGCTGTACTCCCTGCCAAATACACGATTGAATGTAATGGAGATTATTCTATTGATAAATGGCTAATTGATGATGCTAATCCTTATGAGGTTCTGGAAGAACTTCGAGAAAAATTAGGTATTCGAGCCTACTTCAAAAACCCTAGGGTTTTAGTTGTTGGTATGATTGCGAGTAAGCCTAAAACGGAAGAAGAGAAAAAAACAACAGAAGAAAAATTAAAACCACATCAATTTGATTTCGGAAAAAATATTAGGCGTGGTAGTGATTTGAAGTTTGAAAGAAAAGAGGATCACATTGTCGAAGTCATTGTAGAATCGGAACAATCGAACGGTCAAAAGTTAAAGTATGTAACTGGAATGAAGGGCGGAAACACAATTAAGAAAAGTATGCCCGGGTTAACAATGTCAGAAATGATAGAATGGGCTGAATGGTCTTTATATTCAAATTATTTCGATGGCTTTAGAGGCGGATTTGATAGCTGGTGTTATCCAAGAACTAAACCCGGAGATGCTGCTCAATTAACCCGCCCATTTTATAAAGACAAACATCAAGATGGAATATACTTTATTGAAAGCGTAACTATTGATGTGAATGGTAGTGACGGCATAAAACGGACTAATAAATTGAGTTATAAGCTATGAGTGAGATAGATCAACTATTGGTACAAGTCATCAAAGGAAATACTAAACAAACAAAAGGGTTTGTCTTGTTCGTTGGAACGGTCAAAGCGGTCGAAGGCGATACTTGTACTGTTGATGATTATGAAGATATACGATTGAATGCGATTATTGAAGAAACGGATAGCCAGTTTACAGTTTATCCAAAAGTAGGCTCGAAAGTGGTTATTGGACGGTTAAAAAACACCAATAGTATGTTTGTTATTGGGGTTTCAGATATTGAAAAACTGATCATTAAAATGGGTAATCAGTTGTTCGAATTCAAAGAAGGAAATGTTACGATATCTATTGGTGATCAGGTCTTCGAAATGAAGTCTGGAAAGTTCAAGATTACCAATGGTGATGTAAGTCTTAAATCAATATTAAACGATGGTTTTGACCAACTGGGTAAAGCTATAATAATGACACCATCGGGACCAGGGAAGTTTTCAGCTGCAGACAAATTAGTATTTGCTGATTTAAAGGATAAAACAAATCAATTATTAAGCTAATGGCATTAAACGATAACGCATTTAAAAACAAAATAATCGCTCTGCAAGATGAAATGATTCAGGCTGATGATTATAACACCGCAAAGGTTGTATATGCCGAAAAATTGATGCTAGCAATAAAAGAATACATAATGTCGGGAACTGTCAGCGTAACTGTAACCACTACAGGCACGGCAACCAATCATACAGGAACAGGAACAGGAACAATAAGCTAAAATGAGACAAGATATATTGAGAGACGAAAACGGAGCTTTGGCTTTTGTAACTACAGCATCAGGTTCTGACTTTGCGACTGGACAAAGTGACCAACAACACGTATTGGATATTCTGGACTTACAGCCAGGGGAGCTAAAAGAATTTCCCCTAGCGGGTTTTGGAGCTATCAATTATATCAAAAGAACAATTACTGCAGATGAGTTTAAACGTGATTTAAAACTTCAGTTAAACTATGATGGTTATAACAATGCAACCATTGACACCAGTAAAGGAATTGAAAATTTAAACATTGAAATATGAGAATGATAAATTATTTTTTAAAAGGATTCGGTTTTGTCTCCTTGGATGAGTTTCTAAAGAGCGCTTTCGGGTTCATTTACACATCAACACCTATCATTAAAATAGATATTGTTTTGGCTTTAATATTCAGTACTGTCAGTTTTTTGTTTGGCTTTAATCATTTGTTTTTAATCGCTTACGTGGTTCTTTTAATTTCAGAATGGTATACAGGTGTTCAAGCTTCTTTAAAGCGTGGTGAACGTCATGAGAGTAGAAAGTTTGGAAGGATGATTTTAAAAATAGCAACCTATTTAGTTCCTATTTACATCTTAAACACATTTGCCAAAAATGCTGATTTTATCAAAATAGTGGATATTGAATTAGATCCGTTTGCGTGGTTGTATTGGGCCGTTTTACTAGGCATTATTTGGCAGTTGTTGGTTAGTTTATTGGAAAATTTAGACAGTTTAGGAGTTCGTTATGCGAAGACATTAATTCGAATAATCAATAAAAAGTTTTACAAACAATTTGAATTAGATGAAGATAATAGCACTACATAATCAAACATTGCTTGATATAGCTATTAGGTATTGTGGTTCTATAGATGCGGTTATAGACATTGCTGTTTTGAACAATGTAAGTATAACAGATGATTTAGTACCAGGGCAATTATTGAATTTGCCAACTAAAGATTATGGAGCTCAAGAGGTAATTAATTTTTTCGAACTCAATCAAATGGAACCAGCTACTGCATTAACAGAGGAACAAAAAGCATTGACAGAGGGTAAATCGGGTATAGGTTTTTGGGAAATCGGTAATAATTTCATAGTACAATAATGGCTAGAACAGTAACACAAATACAAAATCAGATGTTGACAGATATTGCTTCTAATGAGGTGTTGTCATTTGCTTTAAGCTCTGATTCTATGTATGCAATTTTCAGGCTATTTGTTTTTATTCTCGCTACAGCTATAGCCATTCATGAAGGTTTTTTTGACAACCATCTAGCTGAGATTAATGACAAACTGGCCAATCAAAAAACGGGTACCGTTTCTTGGTATAGAACAATGGCTTTGCGTTTTCAGTACGGTTTTGATTTAGTCCAGGACAAAGATTATTTTGATAATGGAAACGCAACTTTAGAACAAATTGAAGCTTCGAAAATAATAAAATATGCTGCGGTTAATGAAGCTGAAGATAGTAGCCGGGTTATTTTAAAAATAGCTGGTGAGGTAAATAGGGTTTTGACCGATTTTGATGATCCAGCTCAAGTTGAAGCAATTGAATCATACATAAGTGAAATACGTGTAGCTGGAGTTGAAATCACTATTATCAATTACAAAGCTGATAAACTCTTTTTGAATTTAAGAATTAAACGTGATCCATTGTTGATTAGTGAAACAGGGATGAAGAAAGGAGCCGATGGTGGAGGTTATCCAGTAAACGAAGCATTGAAACAATTTATGAAAGAGCTCAAGTTTAATGGTGAGTTACAACTCTCTGCTTTAATTGATAAAATACAATTAGTACCGGGTGTTTTGGACGCAACCTTGTTAAGCGCTGAGAGTTCTTGGATTGATGCAAATATTGGAGGTTATGGAACTCCACAACCTATTTTTATTTCAAAGGTTGCTGAAAGTGGGTATTTTGAAATTGTAAATTTTGACAACATCACCTATGTGGTTTGATATTAATTATAATGTTTTTGGGGTTCAAAATTTGCCCAACAAATGGCGTGATGTTTCATCTATTCAGTTTTTAAAGGTGATTCTACGCCCATTAAATGATTTGTATGACAAGTGGTATAATTGGAGAATTGACAATTTGTACAAGCTTGAACATACAGGCCAAGTATGTTATTTAAGAGGGTCACTTAATGACAAATTTGACCGTGTAGAGAGAAGAATTTATATAGGCGATGGACTATTGTTTGATACACAGTACATTTTTACTGAAGCTGAAGAACAAGATGTATGGCTCGAAACGGACTCAGAACCTGAAACCATTTTCATTCGCACTGAATCTGAAACGGCTGATACTGGATTAGACTTCATTGTATATGTACCTGAGGAATTATATAACAGAGAATTAGATGCGCTTAACGCTCACGTGAAATATTATAAAGCTGGAGGAAAACGATTTAAAATTTTGATTAATGAATAAAACAAATTTTATACAAACAGGCGGTTGGCCATTGAAGTCTGAAAGATTACAGGAACAGCAAACGGCTTATTCTATTTTTAATGCTTACGGTTCATTAGCTGGTAATTTGACTATTATTTCAGGATGTGAAACTTTAGGCACTACAGTGCAGGATGGCGTGGTTTATATTGATGGTGAATTGTATGATTTCAAATCCGCATCGGTTACCCCATCTTCAACGGTTATCATTATTGAAACCCCTATCAATAGAGGCTTTAAGAATGGTGTTGTCAAAACAGTGCATACACTACGTTATGCCACCTTTGGAACTGCTGAAACATCTTGGTTGTGGAGTAATTTTAAACGCCCAATAGAAACGAAAGCAATTCCGACTGATTTAGTGGCAAGATTAGAAATATTAGAGAAAAAAAATGCTGTTTTTCAAGCAGGAGGCGGGATGGTTTTATGGAACAAACCCGCTGTAGATATTCCCACGGGATGGCAGGAAGTTATTGACTGGCGTGGTCGTATGCCAGTTGGTTTTGACAATGTGCAATCTGAATTTAACGTAATGGGCAAAACGGGTGGTCAAAAAAATAAAAAGCTTTCTATTGACGAAATGCCTCGTCACCGTCACGGAACGGGTTCTTATTCTGGTGTTGGTACGGGTGTAAAATCTGAGCCATGGGAAGGTTACAATGGAGCTGGAGATTATACCGATTATCAAGGAAACGATCAAGCATTTTCTATCTTGAATCCGTATCGAGTAGTTTATTTCATTGAATATATAGGATAGTATGGCAACATTAGCAGAAATATACGATTGGTTTATGACGGGCAAAAAGCCCACACAAGCACAATTTTGGGCTTCATGGGGGAGCTTTTGGAACAAAAACGAATCCATCCCTCAGAGTGCTGTTTCGGGGCTTACCAGCGTACTAAACGCAAAGGTAGAAAACGACCAGTTTAACGCTCATAAAGGGGCAAACGATGCCCACGCGGTTTTGTTTCAAGCCAAAGAAGATAAAACCCAAAAAGGCGCACCCGGTGGTTATGCTCCACTAGATGAGTTTACCAAATTGGCTGCGCAATACTTGAATATTGTCAACGACTTGGTTACGGGTGGCGCTACTGCCTTACTGAGCGCGGAACAAGGAAAGATTTTGCAAACGCAAATTAGCGCCATCAATACCCTTTTGACCTCTGACAATGTGAATTTAGACACCGTTCAGGAGTTGGTGGATGCTATCGAAACGGTGCAACTTTCATTGAGTACTATTTTGGTGAATGACCTGACTAGCGGAGGAACTACGAAAGCTTTGACGGCTGAGATGGGGAAACAATTGGATTTAATCAAAGAAAGTACTGCCAATAAATCGACATCTTTTGTTGTTGATTATTTGAGTAATATAAAATTTCCAAGCGTAAAGGCAGTATATGATTTTTGTATGTTGGCTTTTAAAAAGAAGTTTTTACATTTTGCTGATGTATCTGGAATAGCCCACACTTTTGGAGTGGGGTCTGAGAACACTATGTTTAAATTTTCAAACAACAATCCAATTACCGCCACGATACCAACAAACGCAACTACTCCTCTTGAGATAGGAACTGTTTTTGAAACAATTGCTATTGGTAATGGAGCGTTGACCGTTACAGGTGCGCCCGGAGTTAC